TTAAAATTTTAATTGATTCCAAGAACCGATTTTTAGCTCTCCTGAACGAAACACTACGCGTCCGCTGACTCTCCATTCACCACTGATATAAAGAGACTTATTATCAACCCATCCATTTATTTTATAAACGTTCACTCGATCGTCTTTTTTCCATTGAAATCCTCTTCTATCTCTATGCAATTCCTCTCTTCCTATCTGAAAACCAAATGCATACGTTGTAACAATAATTCGGCATTCATAAATTTCATAACGCACTTGGATATATTCATAATTGAAATTGCCTGTATAAATATGCCCCCCCATTTGATTTGGAGCGCATTGTCCCTCTGGGATAGGAGTAGGTCCAGGAGTTGGTGTTGGTGTTGGTGTTGGTGTTGGTGTTGGTGTTGGTGTTGGTACAGGAGGTTTTCCGCATGTTATTTGTGAGATTTTTTCAAGTTCTATTACTGTATAGTCACTTACTAAACGACCATCTGCCGTTCTATATACTCTTTTTCCAGTTGCATTAACCCGGTCCACTCTTTCAACTTGCATCCAAAATTCAACAGGTTGTTGCGGCGGGGCGTCCTTTAACCAGATACGAACCCATTTACCAGGGCATTTGTGTATAATATCCAGCGTAGATTCTGATGTTGCCGTTATTGGTACTACAGGGTCTGATGTTTCAGGATATCGTACATTCATCATATATGGTTCGTATCCAATAGTGGGATACTGATAGTAATAAGGAACCGAGGGATATAAATATAAATGATTAAACCAATTCCTGTAATAGGGATCGAAGTAATAATAATTCATATGATTTTTTCCTCCACAAAAATCTAAATTTAATTCAAGTTATTCATTATTAATGCTTCTGTTACCATGTCCAAAAGAGTTTTCTCTATTTTAACGTTATATTTATAATCGTATAGAAGCTTTAAAAAGGGTATGCCCAAACTCTGGCATACCCTTTTTCCTACTTCACATACACATAGGCTTCATTTGCAGTTATATAGTATGTTGTGCCTTTACTGTTGTGTACTTTGTATTGTGGTGAACCATTAACAGATACTTTAGCATCAATAGTAAATCCAAGCCCTTCATCTACGGTTCCTGCTACATCTTTGTCAGACCAAGAAGCAGAATTATAGAAACGAAGGTCGTCCACTTTAGAAACAACACGTTTACCCTCTACAGAACTTGAAGCAGTTGTTTGTTCCCCTTGATATTTAATGTAAGATGGGTTGTTATAAATCCATTGGTTACCACCAAAATTTAACCAATCACCTTGTTTTCCCCATACTTGATATGCTTCTCCTTTATTTAATTGACGGATAGTACCATGATTTGTTGATGGACCACTTCTTAGGTTTACGTTAAATCCATCAATATAAGCTACTCCTGTTGTGCCTACAACGCTTTGAGATGGCTCTTGTGGTTTTGGTTTAACTGTAACTGTTGCACCTTCATACGCCTTTTGTACGTCCGCTCTGAATTGTGATTCTGATACACCATGACTGCGAAGATAATCAATCGGATCTTCATGGTCAGTTCCACCTAATTTGTAAGTAATATCTTTATGTGTCCATAAACCTTTGCTTGGATGAATCCCTCTATCTTTTAAAATCTTAGCTAATAGTTTTACATAACGCTCGTAAGAAGATTTAAATTTATCTGGGTTTCTAGTTTCAGAAAGTTCTACGTGAACAAATCTTTTATTTGCAGATGGTCCAGCACCATAAGCAATATATTTTGTATCAGCAATTTGGATTGTTTCGTTCCAATCTACAGCATAATGTACAAATGCATTTCTCCATGTTCTAGCTTCATAATTTCTAATGTTAATCGCTGGTGCTTCTGGTGTTGCAGTACTATGTGCAACAACGCCTTCATAAGCGCCCACGCCGTAGCGATATGCTTGTTTCGGTAAGTCTTGGATGATTAGTACTCTATCGGCAAATGAAGCCGTAGCAAACGAAAATAAGAGTAATAGAGTCATAAATAATGAGCTGAATAGTTTAATTGGTTTTTTCATTGTGTATTTTCCCCTTTTTGCCAAACAAAAAGAGCACCGTCTTTTGACAATGCTCTCCTTATGTAAGGCGTGTATTTTTTATTTGGTATTATGTTTTTCTTTTCGTGCATCGCTTCTTTGAATCTTTGCTTGAATTTCGGATGCTACACTTTCTAATAACCATGCAGGAATCCATTTTTCCCAGCCAATTCGTGCACAGTTTGCTGCGAAACTATTAAAAATGTGGTAACTCAATCCACCGACTACCATGAAGAAAAAGAAATCAGGTAGTTTAAGAGCAATATCAAATAAATGTGCAAGGGCTGGTAAGGATAAAAGCACCACGGTTCTCGTGATGCCCTCAATTCCATATTGTGATGAGTATGTTCCATCTAGTTTTGAAGCCTTACTGCCAGTAATCCAGTCAAGCATGATAATCCAGCAGTAAATGGAAATCCAAATTAAGTTCGCTTTACCGTATAACAAATTAATTATTGTTCCTAATCCACCACCGATAGCACCACCTACTTTAAATTGAGTACTTGTAATAACATCGCTTATATTCAATGCCTTGATGAGTTCGTGAATTCGTTCCAAGTTCTCACCTCCTTTCAAATTTTGGTCAAAATAAAAAAGCCTACTGTTGTACGCTTAGAATTTACGTATTTAATCTCTTCCAAGAATGCTCTAATGGTTCTTGGCGAGGGTAATGCACTTCTTGTTTTGAATCATTATTTACTATTAAATCCTCACAAAAAATCATTCCGTTTCGTTTTAGGGGTTTTCTACTACCGATTAAAAAAATATCATCAATAATTTTCCCGCTTCTTTGAACTGAATTTCTCTTCAAGGATAAAAATTCAGGGTCAAAAATAATACCTTTAAAGACAGTAATGATAATCACCTCATTCAATTCGAAATGCTAAGGGAGCAGGTAATGAACCAAAACTACCGACTGCGTTTACGTATTTGTATTTCTGTATTTTTCCGTTCGCTTCAATCTCTAATATGTCACCACTTACTATATTTGTTTCTGAAGTCCGATATATTCCTTCCAATTTGCCACGCACACCATAACTATCTGACATAATATAAAACGGTAATAGTAGAAAGGTACCATCTATATTTGGATTTAGTCCTGTAGGTATTTGTAACCAAGAACTACGATAGGATTGTGATGTAGCTGTTTCATTAGATCCTTTAGGACGATTAAAGGTTAATCCCTGGTTAACAGTTGTGTAATTTCCACTCCAAGCACTGGCATAAGAAACTAAAGCGCGTGTATATGGTTCGTGTTTTTCTTCTAGCATCAATCCCCCCAGTACCCCAATATATGTAACTGCAGAACCTGTTCTTACGCTTACAGGTGGAATTGTGCAGGTTATAATTTTTTCCTTATCAACAAATAGATAGAATTCAATTTCAGTATCTAAAGCAATTTTAGGCCCAGTTGAAGTAAACCCGTCACTGTAATTCCTTCCGCGGAACCAACTAGTCGGCCAAGATTCATCAGGAGTAATCCCACGTCCTGTATCGTTATTGTATCCATTACAAAATTTATAGAAGGCATCAGAGTATACCGTTGATCTAACATCATAATTTAATCTTTGCGTGTTCACCTCCATATATCTTCCGTCATATGGTATAAGTTCGATATAAATATTCTTTTTACCATCATTACCATTCGAATACATAACATAGACATCGTTTGCAGTTGGTTTTCCTTCATTTAGCTGTTTCCAACCAACACGTAACATCTCGTTAATAACAAGATTAAATATATCCTTTTTTAACGGTGTGAACCTTTTGAAAATATGTTCTGTCATGAAAGACACTCCTTTATTGTAAACTTATTGCTTTAATGATTACTGTGAATAAAGATGGTTCATTTCCTTTGTTTTCAATATAAAAATGTGCAGAACTTGTAGCATCTTTATCTTCGCAAGGAATTGCTAATATATCGTAAGTCTTCCTTTCTTGAAGACTCTTATATATCTGTAAACCATCCTTTTTCTTATCAAAAATTGTGGTAATAGCTTCAACGTTCTTGTTGTTTGTTACATGTATAGTTCGAATATCAAATTTATTAAATTCCATATTCGTTGAAAGATATTGAGTTTGTCCGTTTTGCACGAGTATTTGTTCGGATTTTTCGATAAGTACAGGTGATGAAATATCACCTACAGTTCCTTTGTAACGATTGATTTTCATTTCAGTACCCATGTAAACACCTCAATCATGTTGCAATTTAATGTTAAATAAAATAGGTTCAAAACCAATGTAGTTTAAATCTTTAGTTACAAGTACCCAAAACTCCCTAAGACTATTTGCACCTAAAGTACCTATTGTAATTTGATCTGCCCAAGTTGATTTATCTAACGAAATATTTGCCCAGGTATACCCAACCTTTTCCATGTATTGTTCAATAGAAATTTTGAGATTGTGAACAGCTACAGAATTTTCATTTTGGACCATCATTTTAATGATTCTTTTTCCCTCAATCATATTGCCTAAATTAGTTGGATCAGTATCGTTTAATTCTTTAGAGTCCATTATGATTTTTAAAGGGGAACCCATATTATAGATGTCGCCGCCATAAAATAGGGCTTTCTTTTCTGCTATAAGGCTATTTTGTTCATCGTAAATTTCAACAGTTCCTTGGAACTCTAAAGATGGTAGGTTTATATCTATACCGGTATTTAATTTACCCACTTGATTAATAGATAGTGTGGTGCCATTTTCATCTTTTAAAATTACTCTGTTATTTGGGAACAGTTGTCTTAACTTTAATTTGTGACCACTCGTAATAATGATACGATTAATATCTAGCGGTTTGTATGGATTTGCGACACCTTTCTTTAATACAACACCGATTTTAGTCGCTTCTAATTTGTCGCTATCTGCATAATCAAAGGTAGCATCTACCTTGCTGTAAAAGTCCCATTGTTCACCAGTAGAAGTAGCAAGCCATTCCCTGTGTTCTTTAGAACTATTAATAGAATGAGATTCAAGAAATTCTATTTTATTATCAGCGTTTTGATATATAATCAATCCGCCCTTATCCCCTTCAACATCAGGAGTATAATCAGCAATGACTTGTATTGCTATATCTCCTTGTGGCTTATCAATTAATAAAATTACATCTTTATCAGATGTATGATTCAATCTTATAAAACCTTTTCTTGCAGCAATACTAAATGAATCCGAAGGTGATATAATCCATTCTGGGTTTATAGAATCGAAATCATCCACGAAGATTTTTCCGCTTTGTTTTTTGTATAAAGAAACTCCTTTTGTTATTTGGGTGGGATTAAAATAATCAATAGCATATAAGTAAGCATATTCGCCTTTATCTCTAATACCTGTCCTTATTGTCACGGTATGCTCTTTGTTTTCTAACTGTAGGTTTTCATAAACGACTGTAAATTGTGGAGTCTTAGAAAAAAGTTTTACACGTTGATCCTCACTACCATCAATCCTAAGAACTAGATATTCACTAAGTGGAATTGTGTCGTGCCCCGCCATAATCCGTAGACCTGTACCAAAGAATGTGAAAGATAACTCTGGAGAAGGGACTGCAGCAGTTGCATAAAATGCATTTCCATCCTCTGCTTGATCGTCAGTTCCTACGGAAAACCATCCTTTATTACCAGTAGGACTTACACCTTTAAAGAAACTACCAACATTAGTAGGTTGGCAATGTTTCCTTATCCAACCACTTTCCGGATTTATTAAATTTGTTCCTATGTCCATTTCTTCCTCCTTATCTTGTCTTCTTCCAATTAGAATTTGTCCACCAAGAAGAGCGGCTATGACGTAACCATAATTTCGGTTCTTCTTTTTGAACTTTTCTGTTTTCATCAACTTCAATTATTTCAATAGGATAAATATTATTAACAAGAAAACCATCAAATTGTATACAACCTGTATCAATGAATTTATTAATAATAAATGACTCGCTTTCAATAATTACAGTATCTACTCCAAGAACCTTCTCAAATTGTTGAGCTTCCTCCACAACGGTTTCTATATTAGTTTCTCTATTAAATGTATTATCTTTTATTTCATCAGCTACAAATTGACGAGAGACATCAAATACATCTTGCTCATGGATTAAAGATTGCTTTGCAGGTGTGTCAGCTGCATCATAATCATTAGCGATTTGTGAATCTAATTCTAATACAGGTCTTTTAAAATCTATTATTCCGGACACATCCGTCATGATATTTGGTGTGCAACGCTCCATATCAATGCTATCAACAATTTCAGAAGTTATAGTAACTTTGGAACGATCCATTATTTCGGACAACATCGTCGTTGCTTGTAACTCCCGTTTAACCCTTGCAAATAAATCATAATCGGGTAAATAAACAGGTAATCCCATACCTTCAAATAAATCCATTTCTTCATTTTTGGCTTCTAATTCGATAACACTTCTATCTGCTGTAGAGGATTCTCCCTCTATAACATCAATTTGTTTATTTTCTCGTGTGCCCCATTCATTTGTTGTAATGTCCGAATGAATATTTTGTGATTTCCTATTAAATTCCCGTGATTCAATGGAAGCTGCTATTACTTCTGGTACTACTTTGTGAGCATTAGTTTCATTGTCTAATATGGTATGGATTAGTTCTTTTTCACGAGTAGCATTATCAAAACCAATAATATTTTCTGTGATAAGATTCCGATTTAAAACAAAATCACCTGCATTATCGACTACATCAATAGCAAGTTCACGGCTCTTATTATCCATCGATTCCATTCCTTCGATAGAATTCCCGGTTAATTCATTTGTAACTCGAATTGATTGTGTTTCATCTTCAAGTTCACTTTCATGACATGAGTGAATTTTATTTGCTTGTTCATAAAGCACAGAGGATGCTATCACTTCATTTTGAATTCTTTCGGAATCTTCCATATCAAAGATTTCTAGTTTTAAAGATAAGTTTTTTCGTATAGATGTTTCATCTGTTGCAACTGCTGCTATTGTTGCTATCTGTTCTCTTTCAGCTAATTCGAATGATATTGAACCTCCGTCAACTTGAATAATATTTCTATCTGCAGTATCGAATTTTGTATAGTCTGCTTTTAATTCTCTTTGGATTCTTGCAAATAGATCATAATCAGGTAAATAAACAGGTATTCCTAGATCTTTAAATAAATCATATTCTTCATAAGAAGCAGCCACTTTATGAATACATCTATCTGCCATTTCTAAAGGATGTGTTGTTACTGCAGGTAACTCTTTGATTATATTCCCAGCCGTGTCACTCTCCGACATACTGGCCTGTAGTTCTTTCTCTCTTCGGTCTGCTAATATACTTTCGTAGAATTTTTCTCCATACAATACACGAGCTACTTTCACCCATTCGGGAAGTTCTTCTACTTCTGTAGCAAATTCACGAATTTTCTTATGAAGGAGCTCTTCTTCTATGATTTCATTCATTTCATATTCGCCTGTAGTTCTAGACATAATAGATTCATTTACGATTGTGATTTCTTGCGTATCAAATGGTTTATCTGCAAGTTCTTCTTTCACATGGTTCATATCAAAAATACGGCTGCGCTGCTGTGCTGATTCATCATCTGTAATATCTATTGCAAAGCATCTTGATCGTGTGAGGTATTCCATTTCAGAAATATCTATATTAACGTTACGATCTATATCGAAAACGTTTAATGTTGTAATACTTGCATCAACTTCAACAATGGCCCTGGAAGCCCGGTTAATCACATCAGAGAAGACACCTTTAATTCTGTTTACCTTTGTTGCAAATACACCGGCATTATCCTCTTTAACAGCCTTAAACCTTGAATTAGGCGGCATACTTACAGGAAACTCATGCTCGTTTTGCCCAAAAGGATTAGCAATTGAAATAGAAATACAATAAGTCTTTTCATATGATAGACTCGGACCAACAGAAACTATATGATTCTTTTCATTTATAAATAAAGAAGGGGCAGCAATCGAATAATTTTTCTCGTTCATCTTTTGCCTTCCCCCTTTCTTGTTTAAATATCTTCTTTATAGATTGCTAGGCCAATTGGATTGAAAGGCGAAAATTTACTTGTGAATGGTGAAGCAGCTGTTGTTGGTAAAGTGTATCGATATAATTGCGCCATTTGATAATTAGCTAGAATTTCACCACCAGGGAATTTCTTAAAAGTTACAGTTTTATCTTCCGGATTATAGTCGTAATCCGTTTTAGGAACTTCCTTACAATCCATGAATAGATTCAAGGTATTTTCTTTTGGTTTGTGCTCTAAATGGAATATCTTTTTAGTTCCATCGCCTTTACCAATCACTTCATCAGTTACAGTTTTTTCAATTTCAAGCTCATCTGCTTGTTGGATATTTTTTGGATGTACTGCGTATACATCGTCAAGTTTTCCTACATATCCATCATTAGGATGTACAATGTATATTTGTGATAAATGGTATTTACCGCTATACATAGAAGGGTTAAATCTCCCCTGGCCACTATCAATATCAGCATTATGAGTAATAAATGCAAGGTAATGCTGCTGATACATGGATCCGGTTAATGATTGAGATAACATAGGAGAAAGGTTTCCACCAGATGTATTTTCGCCATAATCCATATTTGCATTACCAATTTTCTTTGTTGAATTACTGAATTCTTCCCCAGAACGGCAGCCGCCCATAATAATTAAATTCTTTTGCGGTTTATTATCAAATGTATACATTCTTCCGATGTACAATGGAACAAATAATGCTCGTACAGGGCTTGGTGTTGGATCAATTCGCATAAACATTACGACACGATCTTTATGAGCGTTACCGTACATGTAAACAACAGAATCACGTTTCCAATCCTTTGTGAATCTTTGCTCTGGTGTCAAACTTAATAATGTATAGGGAGAAGCATTCACAAAATTGATAGATGTAAAGATTTCAGCTAGAACTTTAGAGGTACTTTGTACGTCAAATGATGTCTTTGCGGGTAGAATTTCTGTTGCGTCGCTACCGTTACTAGATTCTAGCAAACGTGTACCTGTAATTTTTATGTTGTCTGCACTTGCAGGAGCAACTTTGAAAATAATTGTATCGCCTGTAAATGTATAGTTACTTACATCTAAAATTGAACCGTTTTTGTAGACTGTAAAACGCCTTTCATCAAAATCTGGGTATGGTAATTTAAACACTGTCTTCGTACCATTTCCATTGCCTAAATCCGCATCTGGATCACTAATTTCAACTTCTTTTTCAATAAAGTAACGTGTGTAAGTGAAGAAAATAATATCATTCGTTGGTTCATATGCGTCGTTAGATAAACGATATTCCCCCGTAACCTTAGCGCCCTTTGCTACTGGTGTATTAAATTTGATTAATCCGGTTCTACCATCCACTGTATACGTATTTTTGTCTTGATAGATACTATTTATATAAACAGATAGTGAACTCGCAATGATTGGAGAAGTAGGAATAACGAAGTCTGTTTTTTTGCCATCACCCACCCCAAAACTCCCCAATCTTGATTCTGTAGAAACATATCTAGAATCTGCAAAATCTGAATCAGCAGTATCATATGCAACCGCAAAACCAAATCTTCTGCGCTCCAAATCACTTCCAGTGGATTCGAATAATCGTACATCTATAAATTTGCTGGTTTCTCTTCGGATACGGAAAAATAGATCACGTTTCCATCCGTGATCTACAAATAACTTTTCTAATTCAGTAGGTAAGGTTTGTAAATTTACAATTTTATCGAACCACATTTGTATTCATCCCCTATATTGTTTTCTCAAAAATACCTAATCCTGCTGGACGATATGCAGTAGCTGGCATCTTTGTAATTGGTGAAATTGCATCCACGGTAAAGAATCTGTAGATGTCGTTTGTATCTGGACATGTATTTTTTCTAACTTTTAATTTATCTCCATTTAGCAACCCTAACGGGGAGAGAAGTACAACATATGGCATATAACCACGTACTCCTTCATCTGGATGTACAATATAAGCCCTAGATGTATGAACTCTGCCGCTATATAAAGATGGATTGAATTGATACTTATATTCGTCATTATCGTGGCTTTGCCATGCTGTAGGATATTGGCCACCATTAGTACCTTTCCGATCCGGCGGCATTATATTACTTGGTATATTCCACGCAATATAATGCGCTTGGTATCTTGCACCAAAACGGGAACGTTTAATAATTACATTATCAATGCCATTACCTGGCGATTTAGGGTATTGCTTTGTGCGTGGCATAAAGCTAGATACATTCCTAAATGGCGTTTTACTTTCAAAATTAAAGCTGTGAGAAGAGCTTTCACCACCTTCATCGTAAGCAGTACCAGCCCAAAGAGCATCCGCTATAGTGTCATCATTTGCATAGCTTTCTAAGCGTCCCATGTATATTGGGGTTACAGGGACAGAATTATTTTCGAACGCTGGCGTTTTATCTGCTTGTATTAGGAGGACAACTCTATCTTTATCAACTTGTCCTGTAATACGTACTAAAGAATCTGGCCACCAATTCGTATCAGCGTCTATATTTAGCAATTTAGGGTTTCTTAAAGTCGATTTAACCCAAGGTGACATCATTAAATCTGGCTTATCTGTATATTCATAAACGGTATATGTATAAGGTCCGTTGTTGGATTGTCCCGTTTTTTCTATAGCATTCACCTCGGCCAATTCAACATCCATAATAGATTGGAATTCTTTATTGTCTTCTGCCCCCATAATAATTACGCTATCCTCTTGATAGCTTGGAAGTTTTTCAATCATATATAAATACATGCAAGAACGATCTTTATATTGTGGGTTGTTTTCTAAGTATGTTTTGAATTCAGTTTTCCCCTCTGACTTAGAAAAATCAATGTCTAATTTAGACTTTGTAGTCCATTTCCAAGCTTGTACAATTCCGTATAAACCACCATCATTATTTTTTAAAATCACATGCTTCGCAGCCCAATAATTATGAACAGGATCTTCTGATTTCGTAGCTTTATAAATAACCTTGTAAAAGCTACTTACTTTCTTCCATCCATTTTCAATCATGGTATTTACTAACTCCATATGGAATTCTGCTTCTGATACTATTTTTTCAATATATGCCATCTATCTCACGCCCCTAATCTCTTAATAGTTGATAATTTAATTTCACAACTTTTTGCTTACCGGTTTTGTTGTGATACTCAAACTTTAATATCGCGTTAGCAGGTATTGGTTTAATTACTGAGAAATTAAACCCTTCTGGTACGTCTTTTACATAAACGTTTTTAAATACTTGTTTACCATCGATATATAGATTCCAATAATCACGGTCGCTATAAAGTGAAGCAGCAATTGAAAATGAAATCATTTCTGTATCAAAAGAAAGAGAGAATTCATCTATATTAACTTCATCATCTATTCCTATTCTTCTACCTTCTATATAAGGTTCGGTTTTGGTTGGGAAGTAAGGAGCATCAAACCTCCCACCAGCCATATAATTGACAGAGAAACTCATAAGTTCCCTCCTTTATGATAAAAAGTGCAATTCAAACCAGACTGTTTTATCAAGAATCCCCTGGTTGTGGAATCTGAATTGAATTGTATTTCCTGCTGCGACAGGTTTATAAACCATAAAATGCATACCCTCTGGAATGTCCTTTGTGTAAATATCTTTGCAAATCGTTTTACCGTTCACAATTAAGCTCCATTTATCATCTAATTCATATATAGATGCACTTACACTTATTGCATACAGCTCCATATCTGCAGGTACAGTATATGTAGTTTCATTTGTTTGGAATGAAAAAGAATCCATAATGAATCCAGGTATGAATGGTTCTGTTTTAGTTGGATGAAAAGGCGGATCTAATCGACCACCGGCTAAATAGGTTGTTTCAAACAAGAGTAATCACCCTTTTTCGTGTATTAAAAAATTCCCGTGCATCATTACGATACATCGGGAATTGGTAAATCAGACAGCATACCGTTACCTTTGTTTAGAAGGCGTGGTTGCACACGTTCTAGCTGCTTTTGCGCATTATATATTAATTGTAGCTCCATCTCTTTTCCAGTTACTTTATGTGAGACAAGGACCTTTTCTAGCATACCTTGTGCGTTGAAAGCCAAATCATAGTGTAGGTATTTATCGCCATCGACTGCAGATAGGCGGGCACCGTCACGAATAAGCGTATATCCTTCGGTCATGCCTTCTTTAAATACGTCATTTGGATCATTCCCAGGCATTGGTTTACCACCGTTATAAATTTGCCTATCGATTAATCCCTTCATCAAATACATGATTGGATCATATAAGTTTTTTTGCATTATCATAGAATCACCCCTAGTTCACTCTCGTAACAGACCAAGTTTTTGCTGGTCGTTGGATATAATAGTGATCTTTGTCTTGATTTACCCGAGGAAATGATAAATCTGGTAAGGAACCATAATCGAACAAGATATTGTTCTGTGTATCCAGTACTTGCAAACGCCCTGTTAGAATCCCCTTAGGATTTCGAACTGCTTCAAATACAATAATATTCACACCATATTCAAGTGGAATATCAACATATGTTGGATTGTTTCGGATGAAATAGTTTTCCGCGACTAATTTATCATTACAGTAAATATTTAATAAGTCGCCATCCTCTACATCCCAATCCCAAAGCTTTAATCTCAATGTATCTACATTTACTGTAATACCAGTTATATCTGTATATGGAGCAGGTTCATAACCATAGTTAACAGTTAAATCTAAAGTTTGATAGAATCCATCATCTGCAGAAATCATTGTATTAATCCCTTTAACAAAGTAATTCCACTGTTGGCCAGAATCTCTATTGTAAACAGAAATAACATCAAACAATTGAATCCTTGGATCACCAATTACTGCGACTGTAAGTGTTCTGAACTTCTGGATTGCTTTTAAATGATATGCTGCAGCAACCGCTCTTCTTGCAAAGAACGTTGTCGCCCAAGGAACCTCTACCATTTCCTCCCGTAAATCACCTTGCGATACGTTTTTTAATAGAAACGAATTAAGAAATCCGTTTGCGTAATCACCGCATTTAACAACAATACTGTTACTTATGTCCTGGTCAGTTAGCTGCATATCTAAAGAGATAAGATTTTCCCCTTCTCTAAAACTAAATTTTGCAGGTTCGTTAATTGCATAGTCTGGCATCTTCATAAATGTACAACTTCCGTCTGGTTCGTGTTTGATGTAGTGGAATGTTGTATCTATAATATCGCGTACAATTTCATCCCATTTTTGAAATCTCTTTCCGGTTGCTCCCTCAACGATCCAACTTTGATTGGTACCAGGAATATTTACTCTGCTACCGTGCAATGTAACTCCGGCTTTTTCAAAGAAGAATTTCACCACATCATAAACATTACCGGTTGGTGCTACAATCTCATCTGATCCTGGTGTTGGGATAACTGATTTGTGTAAAACCTTTTTATATGATGTTGTACAGGTTACAGAGATTGTCCCATTTTCGGCATTTACCTTCACATCAGATACAAAACCATGTATATACGGTAAAACTTCTTCACCGTATCCGATAGACACCTTAAATTCAGTCTGCGGATATAGCTGGTTTGTATTTGTTACTTCACTGTTATAAAACCATTCTTGAATAGAAGAGAACTTACCATACCAGTTATCAGGAGCCATTTGACCGTATTCATTCGCAAAGGTAATAGTAAATGTACTAGCAAACTGGTCTGCGTTCTCTTGTACTTCTAGGCCCGTTACACGATGTTGTATTTGGACGTAAGAAGAAGAGTCTCTCCTTTTCATATAAACAATTAAATTAGGAGAGTTATTCCCCACTTGGAAATAGCTCCCCAACATTCTAATTAAAGAAATAGATCCTTCCCTCACATTCCATCAACTCCTACTCCTGCTTGTGACATAGATATTAATTTACATTTTGCTATAACTAGCGTTCCTTTTCGTATTGCATCTACTTCATTCGGCGGGATTATACCCCCGTAGGTACCGTAATCGCCAGTAATAATATGAGGGCGGTATATTTCCCTCATGAAATCACGCCAATAACTGATATCGTTGAATAAAACATTGAATTCTACCTCGCATCCTTTATTCCCGTTACTTTGGAAACGGGGATAACCATGCATAATATTATAGTTTTTTAATCCATCTAATGATTTGGGCATTTTTGTTTGCTCAATCATTGCGATGTTTGGGACGAATCCAAAAGCGTAATAATGAACGTCACGTATATAAGCTACATCTGCACCGCCATAACCGCTTGTTGTGAATTCAATTGTTTGTGGTCCTGCACCAACAAAAATTTCTCTGGATTCCCAGGCATAGGCACCTCTTGCTCTAAATTTTTCAATACCATTTACCCGAACAATAAAGTGTTTATCCGGTAACATACCATCAGAACCAATAGGAGCTTGGGACATAAAAGAAAAGTTATATGTCCCAGGCCATGAAAAATTAATAGTATATTTAATTGTACTTTTTAATTCTGTGGCATCCCATAAGAGGTGATATGAACCAGCTCTTCTATGCAATGTTTTTAATATACTCATACATTTCGCACCGCCATTCCCATTAGATCATCAGCAACTACGTTTTGTAGCAGCTTTCTCATTTTTACAAAGTCGTCTGCAGATTGTAATTTTTCAACAGAGACTTTAAATGTAGCATTTTGAATTGATACGCCATCATCTGTTTTCTTCTCAACGTGGGTTTGTCCAGCAAATGGATGTGCAGTTTTACCGATTAGATCAGCAGAACGTGCTCCCATTTGTCCAATTTGATTAGATACATCGGTTACTAGTTTCATTGGTTTCGGTGGAACGACAGCTTTATTTAATAGTTCAGAAGCTTTATCTACTGCAGGAATCATTTTTTCCATCCCTACACCAAGACCTTCTGTAATATAGCCCCCATATTCCATCATTAACCGTGATGGGCTTCGGATACCGAAGAACTTTAATACGGCTTTAGGTATTCCCGAAACAACTCCTTTAGCTTTTTTTATAAGCCAATCTGCCATACCGGACATACCTTCACCAATACCTGCGATAATATCTTTTCCCCAGCTAACTGCATCTTTTGCTACATTTTTTACTATGGAACCTACTTTACTAAATACATCTTTTACAGTATCTACAACCCCTGTAAATGCACCAGTGATTGCTTTCTTTATAGTTTTAAAGTTACTAACAATAAATTCTTTTATACCACCAACAACATCGGTTATTGTGTTATATAATTTGTTGAAATTAGTAATTACAAACCCAACAAATTCCCGAACTGCATTAATGATTGTAAACTTTATAAAATTCCAAGCTGATTGAATCACATTTTTAATTGTGTTCATAACGCTCGAAATTGTATCTTTAATAGATTCCCAAGAAGATTTCACAAAATCTTTTAAGAATTTTAATACTGTAGTAAAGGTTGATTTAATTGAGTCCCAGGCTTTTTTTACAATTTCCTTAATCGTGTTAAAAACACTGGATATTGTATTTTTCATTTTTTCGAATTCGGTTTTTACGTACTGCTTTATTATTGCTAAAGCCATAGAGAAAATTCTCTTAATAGCATTCCATCCAGTAGTAAAGATTTTCTTCCAGGTGTTAACTGCTTTTTGGACACTATTCTTAATGAACTTCCATGTACCGTCTACAATTTTTTTTAATCCATCTAAGGCAAATTTGAAAATGAATTTTATGGCATTCCAACCGAATTCAATTATATTTTTCATTAAGCTAAAATAAAATTTAACTACTTTTACATAACCATCCCAAGCTTTAGAAAATATTTTACCTATGAATGACATTGCAGAACTGAATATTTTTTTCGTACCTTCCCAGAATCCAGAGAAGAACTTACCTAAACCATTCCAAGCAGATTTCGCACTTTTTACGGTTGCGTTCCAAGCCTTAGAGCAGGCATCACCAATCCATTTAACTGCTTTCTTGGTGTATTTTACGATGTCATCCCAGTTTTTATAAATTAGATATACTAATCCTACAATTGCTAGTATGGCAATCGTCCAAGGATTCATCAGTAAAGTCATCATGGATCTGTCCAACAGTGCTAGGGCCTTTCCTATTCCACCAAACATACCAATAAGTTTAGGGCCAACCTTTAGTATCCCTGTAAATAGCATTGGTACTTTTGTTAATACTGGTACAAGGAATCTAAACGAGCCAACAAATGCACCTACTCCACTTGTCATAAAGCCCATCATGGCAATTAATGGCCCTAATACAGCAACCATACCTAAAATTGCTACGATACCAATTTGAATTGGCTTAGGAATAGAACTAAAAGCCTTTGCAGCAACTTCTACTGCTTTAATGATTGGAGGGAGTGCCACTTCTGCAATGTCTAAAATAGCTTGTCCTAACGGTTCTAATGATGCCATTGTAGTACGAGCGAGTTTCTGCCAACGAACACCAAAAGCTTCTTGCTGCGTTTTCTGCATTTTTTTCATGCTGCCATCAACGTTTTGTAATGCACCATCGGCGTTATTTAGCCCTAATACAGCATCTGCACCCATGTCTTCCCATTTTGTACCGAATACAGCAACACCAAGTTGGTTTGCTTTTACTTTATCGTCCATCTTACCTAAATCACCTAAGACGGCATTAAATACATCTGCAGAAGTTCCTTTACCTTTATTGAAATTGTCCCAAACCTTTTGAGTTTCTGGACTCATTTCTGCAAAGGCTTCAGTGACACCTTTTGATCCATCTTGCACACGAATACCGAACTCTTTTACAAGATCGTTTATGTAATCGAGATTGTATGAACCATCTTGCGTTCCATTTGCCATAATGGTAAACATCTCTTCTGCAGAAAACCCTGCTTGTTTAAATAAAGGCGCGTATTCGGAAATGTTATCAAACATTTCATTTGAGAAGTTTAAGCCTGCTTGTCCACCAGAAGCTAAAAGGTCAAATGTCTCTTTTGCATCTAAACCGAACTGATTCATAAGCTGTCCGGCCCCTCGTGTAACCTCATTAACATCCGTGTCAAAAGTTTTTGCAAGAGTCATAGCGTTCTGCGTAGCTCCCTGCATTTCATCGAAAGAAAGATTCTTCATGTTTTGACTTACTTGTATTACAGCTTCATCAACTTCTTGAATACTTTCTCCAAATCCATCTTTCCAGGTATCTTTTGCAACATTACCAAGCTCTTTTGTAGCTTCTTTTGATAAACCAAGTGTAGATTCTAGCTTTCTATTAGACGCATCAAAATCAGACGCTACTTTTACAGCAGCTGCACCAATACCAGCTAAAGGTAATGAAACACCGGCAGTCATATTTGCGCCTGTTTCTTGCATCTTGCTACCTACATGGCTAATTGATTCCCCTGCTTTTTGAAACTTATCATGCATTCCATTTGCAGTTTTTTGTACACGATCTTCGAATTGTTGTAAATCTTTATAAGCGCCTTCTGCTTTAATACCAATCGTTCCGAACAGTTGGAACATTTCAGCTAACATTTACGCACCCCCTTTCACGGGGCCGATAACCATTTTATTCTTCATCGTCTTCTTGGAAGTGAGCCATGATTTGAGCAACATGCGCTTCACACTCTTCTTTCGTCCATACTTCACCCATTTCATAAGATGATTCTTTATCGTCCTGGGTGTCAGTTAGTCCAAAGGCTTGAAGATAATCATTAAAAGTAGTACCTTCTTCAAGTTGACGAGTTTGAAAGCCAATGAACGCCATCTTCTTCCACTCATTTAGTTCTTCTTGCTGCTCTTCTCGTGCAATTAAAGAAAACAGGTCCATTAAACGCGAATACGGTATGGATAAGACATAATCATCTGTCCATCCATACCGTTTTTGGATCTTATCGAAAGCACGTAACATATTTTGTTCGGCTTCCTCTAAATATTCATCTGAATTTTCATTTACGCTAGGTTCGGCGCCGCTGCTGATTGGCTCCATTTCTCGCTCTGAACTTTCACGAGTCCCTTGACCTGGTTGAAAAAAGTCATTAAATCTTCACTTTCTAATAGGCCCTGTATAACAGCAACCATTGCTTCCGGAGGGAACTGTCTAAATTCTTCGGCTTTCACTTTTAATAAACTAGCAAAGAACTCTGTAAAATCATCCTCACAAGCAGGGATCATCGCTAGAACACGGAAAGCAAATTCTAATCCTTTTTGTTGCTGCTTCTCTTTAAGTGCAACTAATTGCGCTTGTTTTTCTTCTTCTGGAAGAGATTCTGCTGCTTTAGTTAGTTCATCCATTGTTTGCTTATCCTTACCGAAATCAGCAAAGTTAGCCATTGCGCTGCGTCCAACCTTCGAAATAATCTTAGCGAATCGCCAAACATCCGTTACATTTAATCGTCGCATTGATACTTGTACACCTGCGATTGTAATATCCGTACCGGTATTCATCATTTTTTCTAAAATAGAAGCCATTTTGTACTCTCCTTTTAGCATTTAGCTTGTTTTATGTAATAGAAAACCGACTACCATTTATGCGGTAGCCGGTGCTTTTTGTACTGTTGCTTTCTTTTTCTTTGGTAAATAGATTTCGTATGGTGGTGTAGTTGGTGCAGATTCACTGTAATGACCGATAAACTTACATTTCAAACCAACCGTTCCTTTACCGTCTTTTAGATCCACTTCAATAGATGAAACTACCATTGCATTACGAATTACAAAAATGACTGGTAACTCACTACCCGAAATCATACCGATTAGTGCGATATCATGGTAATTCGAATCTGGAATATCATTTGAAGGTTTCATAATATCGTAATCTGTTTCAGTTGTACTATCTACCGTCATCCCTGGTAAAGCTAACTGCAGGTTTTCTTTTGTAAACTCTACCAATGTAAGTTCTACATGCGGTTCATCTTTTAATAACCACTTACCGCGTACCATTTTACCTAGTACACCATCAATATCTGCATCATAATACTCACGATCAAAACCCACTTTAGTTCCGCCTGTAGTCGCTCCTACAAGATCACCTAATTCTTTTACACTTTTAAACCCTTTGTACATGACACCAGGACCGATAACAAAATTATCTGTAGTCCCTTCACGGACACCATTAATTAATTTCCAGCTCATTTGTCCTACCCCCTAATACAAGTCCGTTCGCATGGTTCGGACAAGAAATTTCGCATTTATATGAATGATGGATGGGTCTTCATCCGGTACCGGCAGTTTACCTGCACGATGTATAGAAAGTATCCCATCATCTTTTAAACCAACTTCTCTATCTAGTAACTTTTCAATACGTGTAGCAATTAACTTTGCCTTATCATAATCCCCATTATCACAATACACATCGAAATTTAGAATCATACGATCTATAATTTCAACATCATCCGGATTATCTGCTTCAATTCTCATAACTACATAAGGCATTTCCATATCATCTTGTGCAGTCTGAAATGAAAGAGCAGGGCCTTTGTCCTCGCCTTCACCATATTCTGATAGATTAGCTTTTATTATTTCATCGTTCTCTACAAGCATTCTAATAGCTGCAATAGCGTTAGACACCTATTACCCTCCCATCATTCTTTTAAGTTCTCTGCGTTCTTTTTCAAACGCTTTTAATAGGAATGGACGGGCTTCCATATGACTTGTACCAGTTTCAAGCCATATTGCTTTCTGCAAGTCGCTCCCTACTGCACCCAAAACCTCTGATTGTGACCGTTTAACATTGTATTTAATCGAGTTTAACAAGTCACCGGTACGAACAGCAGGAGCTTCACCTGGTTTAGAAGCAGTATATTTACGACTCGTATGAGGTATTTTGTATTGTTTACCGCTACGGCTACCCGTGAGATTCTTCTTCACTTGATTTTGTAAATGAATAGATGCTGCTGTGACCTTTTCAACACACATAGCGTTAATATGCGTCTTGATTTGCTCCATATTGCTTGAATACTCAATTTCTACTGAATTAGCCATATAGAATCATACCTTTTCGCAATAAATTTCAATGTGGTGATTCATAAACGCAGGATTGCGCGGTTCTCCTTTAACTTCAAACATATAATCAACGCCTAATTCTTCACTTTTGAAATGAATACGATCATTAGGCTTAATTTTGTAAGAAGCAGGTGCATATATCTTAAAGGTTGTATCAAAATTTTGTTTATCACGCTTAAACCTCTCATTATCAGTAGCAGAATTAGTAGTTACACGACAAGTCATATTCTCATAAATGTCTTCTTCTGTTTCTGCATAATTACCAGAGGATTGTTTCTTTTTCATTTTTCGTTTTACAACTACCTCATGAATATATAAATCATCCATTCCACCATCATCGAAATACATTTCGTTCATGTGGCCATCACCGGCTTAACTCTTGCTCTAAAGCCTTTTAAACCATTGAGTATCTTATTGTTTGTAGCTGGTTCATCTAGTGTTTCTGGGCTAATCTGGTACGAATAATCGCCAATGCTCTCCGTTGTCTTCATACCTTTTCGTTGTAAGTTAGCACGAACTACTGCAGAAACAACCAAATCAATAATACATTTCTTCATAAGTATCTGCAGATCATCATAATCTTGTATTTTATATTCGAATTCATATAACTGATTTTCAGATAAACCGTAAACAATACGCCCATTTACAGTAATAGAATCGGTCATATCTTGTTTCGAACTAACATGAGTTACTTTTGCTATAGATTCAGCAGGAAAAGAAAGCCAAGCTAGTTTGCTTGTTTGAATGACTTCTTTCATTGGATTCTCCGGCTTAACTCTTAAATACTTCCTAACAATAACTGCGTAGTAATCTATTAGATCTTGAATAACCTTATCGGGCATTTTCTGCACATTTACGCGGTCTTTAATATCCTGTATGGTAATATCCATTATGTTTCTTTCTCCTTCTTATCGACTTCTTTTACAAGTTCAAAATGTCCAGTACTTACAAGGTAATCAGCTTTATCATTCGCAACTGTTTCTTCTTGGCCATTTTTAAACTTTTGTCCATAAGCGGTGTAAGTACCACCGTATCGCAGCGTAACTAATTTCATAAATAACACCCCTTTCACAAATGTAAACTAATTATTAAAGTTTAAGTTTTAACACTTTTTTGAAATCCAACATATAATGCCATGAGCATTTACAACATAGTTTAGGTCATTAAAAGAAAAACCATAGCAATTGCTTTGGTTTTTCTTATTAATAATACGAATGTAAACTAATGCATGAAAAGTTTACATTCGTATTATTGGTTTCATTGGTTATATCTCATTTTCTATTAAAAACAAGAAAATAATAAAAAAGTATACATTCAAACCCCTAATAACAAAGAGTTTGTTTCCATAAAAAATACGCCTGGATATTAAGCTCCAAACGCACCCGGAATATTTGTTAGGATTGCTACTGCATCCATTTCTTGAATTACAGCATCATCATCAAAGTGAATTACATAGAATCGTTTATCTTCCATTACTGCAGATTTACCTTCTGTTGTTTTACGAATGCGAGTTTCATATGTGTTAACAGCAATAAAGTTACGTGGATCTGCAAGAATAATAATGTCATCTGATAAAGAAGGAACTGTAACAATTCCGTATCCCATCGGTTTATTAACTTGGTCTCCCGCTCCTAGTAATGCAGCATCACCTGCCCCTGTAGGACGATTTGTTAAATATTCAATCCATTTTTCTCTACGATTTGGTGACATAATCCAACGTAGATTACTATTTTTATATTTATTTGGCATTACACCAGATAGGGCAAAGATTGATCCTTTACCAAATCCATTAGCTTTTGCTTCTTCCCCTGTACCAGTTACTAGTTTAGCGTGGTCAATAATATGCGATTCTTTTGATTTTAAAATTTTCTTCAACCAACCATCGTTAATTGATAAAAATGGATCAGATGATTCAACATCACCATTCCAGTGTAAATCCTCTAAATCAATACCTGTTTGACTTGACATAAGTGTCATTACAGTATCTTCAAAGCCTTCACCTTCAATATTTTCACGCAGAGTTTCTTCTGTAATTTCCCAAGGTAGACGAAGTGCTTTTGTATTGTATGGAATAGTTGATGTAGTAACTCCTGCACGGTAATCCTCATCTTTATTCTCTGTTTTCTTACGTAGAATGCGGCCGCCAATACCAACTTTATCAAGTACACCTTGTTTTGCTTTACGCATTTCTTTTCGATGTAATTGAGAGAATGGCGTTGCGTCAAATGCCATTCTAAAGAATTCTTTACTTTGCTCCGGATTTAATAAACCAGAAGAAACTGATCCTGTAGTAATTGTCTTTTCAATTCTAGATACACGTTTTAATAAATCCTGATTGTTCATTGTGCCCATATTAATATTTCCCCCTTATATTACAGGTTAATTCCTGCCCATTTAGACTTTTTAATTTGTTGTTGTCCTGGTGTAAATTCTTCGTCTGGATCTAAACCTTTTCGAATAGAAGCCGCGTTTTCGATATTCTCAAGACGTTCAGCAAATGGCTCCAATGCTTTTTGAATAACTACTGCAACTTTCTCTTCATCCGTTTGCTCTTCTGGTGTCGGTTCTACTTCTTCACCATTCACTTGTTTTTCAATCTTATCTAACTTGGTAGCTAGTGGCTCTACTGCTTGTTTAACAATCTCTGCCATATCTTCTGCTTTCATTTCCTCTTCCTCCTGTGGTGAAGCAGCTTCTTTTATTTCAGTAATTAAAGCTAATGCTTCATCTAATTTTGCATGATTCTTTTGGGATAATACTTTCCCAGCTTTTTTAATACTTTCTAATACAATGTTTTCTGCTTGTACACTATCTTCTGATTTCGAGATGGTATAACCGCTTTTAATAGAAGAAAGTATGTCTTTCATATCATCAAGAGCAGCTGCCATTCGTTCGATATCGGGGTTACTTTCCCAAATCTCCCAATAGAACACATCTTCAAACAAATTAAATACAGCCCGTAAATCACGCTTTTGTTTTTCATCAATAAAGCGGTCTTTTACTTCGCCTTTTGCGATTTTGTGAGTTTCACCTTTAACGAAATCTAGCATTTTTCGAATAAGGCCTTTATCTTCATGAGTAAAATCATCAGTCTTGGCAATTTCTACACGTTCACCAAATCCACCCATAGAAAAACCAGTGACTTCACCTTTTTTAATTTCTTCCCAGGTGTCTGCATCATCAACACGAACAGTCATAAGCCACGTTCCTGCTTGTACTTCTTGTTCGCCTACTGTCATATCACTTTTAGCAATCCAGTTTTCAACAACTGTTCCTTTACCAGCGATTTCATCATGTTGCTTGTCGATGTGTTGGTAATTTTCCATAAAGGTATAAGCAGCCTTTTCTATTTCTTCTGCGGTCATTATGTCCCCATGTGAATCTTCTACATCTGGTTCATATACAATACCTGTAACAAGTTGCTTCTCTTCTTCTGTTTTAAGGATCGGAACTTGCTTTGATATATTTGGCTGTTTAGCAATCGCACTCTTCATAATGGCGAATTGACGACCATTTGCACCTTTTGTAACCAATGAAATATAACTAATCTCGGCGTTTTTCAGTTCGTATGCCATTGTTCTACCTCCTTCCCTATAAATATTGGGGTTCCACTGTCAAAACGCATAGCAGCCAATTTAAAGCCATATACGTTTTGACGATGAAACCCCAATCAAATAGGTGTATTTTACTACTCTTCTGAAATCATAGTGCAGCGGCAATGTGGATGAGCTGGCGGACACATCTTTCCATTGCTAAATAGATCATCAATATCTACCGTTTCTCCATGTAAACCACCACATTCTTTACAAACACGTTCATCGTTTCCTGTAAGCCATGTTTTTTTGTTTCTGTTTGCGCCCTTATAAGCAATTAAATTACCGTAATTCATTGCATATGTTGTTTCTGTCCGTGCAATCATCATTGCTCTGTAGTTACTTGCTTCTGATATTACATCTGCAATAGAAACACTTAATGCATCAACACCCATTCCCTCACTAAGATTCTTTAACATAGTTTCTCTTAATCTATCTTTAGTAGTTTCATGGATTCCTTTAGCTAATTCAAAAGTGTAAGCAGCAACCCATTTTGCAGCAACGTCACCAATAGGATCTAATACCATCCAGGTTAAACCGTTTGATGCAATGGTACTTTGTACAAACTCTGTTACATCATCCTGCAAGGTGTCTGTGACTTCATCGACAAACATTTGTCTTTCTTCATCCCAATCGACACTATCAAGAAATTCATCAACTTCTGCTTCATCAATTACAGGAACAAATTCTTCATCTGCTTTATTAATACGAATTACGGGAAGCAGGTTTAAGAGCCGTTTTCCCTGTTCGGAAAAAAATCTGCTACCTTCTTTTGCATAACTTTCTCTACTTCTTCATGCTTTTCCCTAAATGTATTAATAGCAATTAAGTTATCTTGTTCATTATCTGCAGCTTTTGCAATTGGTTCCGGTAGAGAAGGTTCAGTTGTACCATCAAAGAATTTATCCCCTTCTGGTACAGGTTCATAACCTACTACCTTACGGGACTCATTCAGTTTTAATATTCCACCTTCATAACTATCTTTTGCATATTTCAAATCTGCTTCACGATCATCCGTATCAATTTCATTTAATTTGAAATGCCAATCTAAACCACCTAGTATTTCAGCAAATACACGGAACAATTGATTATTTAATCGATGTTCTAAGATTTCTTGACCAGGCTCTATAATAGAACGCTTGTACATCTCGTTCATTTCTTTAGCGGTTGTTTGCCCCAATGAACCTGTCATAGCCCAACCTATACGATAAGGCGGTACACGATGGGCCACACATATCTCCATTGCGCTATCCTGCTTATATAAACGGAAGCTACCTTCTTTTACATCTGGACTAATCTTTTCTAACCTTGCTTTCGCACCATCTGGTACAGGTACAACGGCTAATTTATGGTGTTCTCCTTTTGTTACTGCAGAGAAAAATGCTTTCAGTTCATTTTCTGTTCCAGAATCTACTTCATCGACTCCCTCAAGAAATAAAATGGAATCCGGAATGGTTTTACCTGTAAAAAAGTCGATATTGTAATCTCTTGCTGCTTGTGAGCCAACTATTGAACCTATAGAACTAACGTAATTAGGTATTCCATAATAAGAAGAACGAGAACCAAATTTACGAATAACAATTACTTCTCCTGCTTTTTCTGTTCCATCTCCTGCAATATCATCTGCACCTAAAGACCTACCATCAGCAAGATGATAATCATTTGGATAATTAAACTTTTTAAACCAGATTTCTTTATTGTTTACAATTTGAGCAAAGCGTATTTTGTCCTTATGAGCACGTACTGTATGTCCTGGTATATGATAAAGCTCTACCGGACTTTCACCTTTATTATCACGAACAACTTCAATAATGCCCCAGCCAACCGTTTCATAATCCTCCCATACAGCTCTAAGAATTTCTGAACTTGTCATTTCTGGGTTGCACTTCCGCATGAAATTTTTTAGCATTTCATATTGCTCCTGGCTCGCTGCTTCTTTCACTTCTTCAAAAGGTGCGAAGTCAAAACCGACACCTGCAATATCATCCACTTTGGCACTAATACAAGCAGAATGAATAGGGTTACTTTCCTTTATATCCATCAGTACCTTCATATCATAAGGGGGCTTAACCAATCCCTTATCTCCATATATTTGTGCGAATGGGTCAACTGCCATTTGTTTGCTGTTATCTTCCTTATTTTTTGGATCATCTGCAGCTTTATTAACGCTAATTACTTTTACATTATTTATGGTTTTCTTGTCGCTCATATCCTTTGTATGTCCTCCTTTCTTCTATTAATAGAGCAAAATAAATAGCCGAACAATAAATGCTCGACTACATTCTTTTAACCTTTCCACCCATAACTACTTTACGTTTACTCATATCGTCCTCACATGCATAACGAGTCATATCGATACTATGATTGTCCTTATCTTGTAATCTGTTTTTCGGATTACCATCTTTATCAACTTCATAATCAATATTTTCAAATTCACCTGCAGTTTTTGGGCAACGCTCAGGATCAATTATGATTTCTACTAAATCATCTAACCATTTTTCTCCGTATTCAACAGAACCAGGCCCTTTAATTGCACCTTTGATTTTCTTAATATCATGATCGTTTTTCATTTCATCAATTGATTTTGGTTCAGAAGAATCCGCAATTATTTCAACATCATCCCAGCCGAGTTTTTTAATCTTTTCAGCTAATGAACGGTTACTGATTTTAACGCCATGTATTTCACCAAATATATAAAGCTTCCTGCGTGTTTTGTCATAATGCATACGACCAAAAGACAACGCGTCATTCCCGTAACCCCAGTCAATCCCTTGACGTATATTATCAAATGTTTTAATTTCTTCATCTGTAATACGTCTGAATGTGAGATTACTAAATGGAACAACGCCACTGCCTGTTGGTTTCCCTTCATATTCGTGTTCATATTGCTGTGGTTTAAGCCTTTTTGTTTCTTCTGCTTCTTCCACGAACTGCTTAGAGATATGCGGGTTATCATGATATGTACTATGATGTACAAATGTATTCTTTGGTCTGAATTGTGTTTCAAACTTCTTGTTAACCCAGGATTGTTTCCTTTTAGGTGGGTTATATGAATAGTACATCTTATAACGCAATCCATTCGGTAACTCTTTACGCAAAATAGATTTCTCTATTGTAGAAACATCTTCCTCTAATTTAAATTCAGCCAATTCTTCAAACCATGCAATAGCAACTGGATATTTCGCTATCTTAATAGATTTAATTTTCGCAGGGTCATCAGCACCACGGAATATCATTTTGTTCCCACGTGGCTTATAAATGATTTCCATTGGACTTTCTTTAAAACGAAATAAATGTTCTACACCTAATATTTCTATTGCTTCTTTTATTTGCTCATAGCAGGATTCCCTTATTGTATCCTTTACTTTACGTATGCAAAGAACCGTAATAGGAAACTGAATAAGATCCATAACAATACAAATGGATATATCAGTAGATTTACCTGAACCACGTCCGCCTTTACAAACAATTTTTAATATCGATTCACATTTACGAGCTAACCAAACTTGATGAAATGCCGGTGGAAGTATTTCACCGATTTGCTTTTTAGACATTTAAATCACCACTGACATTGTCTACTATGACAACTGGCTCAATATTATTATCATCATTATTTGTAGTGGATTTAATCTTATCGATTTGAACCTGTATAAATTCAAGTTTAGCGCGTCGCTCATCATCTATATTTGCTAATCTGTCAAAATCTCTAATAAGAGCAGACAAAGTAGAAAGGGCCTTAGATTGAGCATTTAAGAAACTCGCTTGTTTATCCCAAGCAAATTGAATTTCCCACTCTTCTTCAAATCCGCTTTCACTAAGTTTTTTCTTTCTTAGTTCCTTTGTCATGTCCTCTTTATTATTAACGAACATAATACGTTGAGCATGAATGATTTGAGCGTGCTGTAACATTATACTTTCCCATAGAATCGATAAAGGATCATTGTTAATCGCTTCCTCTAGCTCTTCTTTTAAATCATATAATTCTTTTGGTAAATACTTTCTATATAAACCATGAGTAGCAGCATTACCATTACGCAATGGAGCAGAACCTCCGGGATTACCAACAGCATTTTTATTGCCCTTTTTAGCTCCACCGCGATTGTTTACAGCATTCTTATTACCTTTGGGTGCTCCTGGTTTCTTTTTGGAGTACTCCGCATCTTTCTTTGGAGTACTCCGTTCATTTTTAGGAAGTACTCCGTTTAATTTGTCTATCCATTCATCTTTGGATTTCCACCCTCCAACCGTTTTTTCATTTACAGCTTTCTCGGATGTAGACAACAATTCAGCAATTTTACGATTAGTAATATCACCGTTATGTTCTTTAAATATTTCATACGCTTTGTTACGGTCTGGACTTCGTTGTCTGGCCATAATTACATAACACCTGCCCCCTTATCCAATTGTTTGCACTTCCTTCTCTAAACACTCAATGCATATATGAGCATTATCTGTATTTGCTTCACGGAGATATGTTTTATCAAAATGAGTAATAGTTAATGGCATTTTTAATGTCCACATGCAAGGTTCATTACAAACAGAGCATGTAGGAACGTTTATAGCTTCTTCTTCCATTTACATCACCTCACGGTAACCACTAATTGAATTATTGTATTTCCTAATATTAAGATGTAAAATAACATTATCTTATATGCACTTAAGATAGATCGGAATAAGAAAAGGAATCCTTTTGGGATTCCTTTTTTCTATACAAAATAAAAAAGCAGCAGATTCGCTACTTTTAATTAACAATGATACAGTTGACCACGAATTTCGCCATTAGGATGTTGTACTGTATGAACATTAATATAAATGTTTCCAGCGATGATTTCATTTACAAGAGCATCTAATGTTTGGCCAGCCAACGGCCCAACCAAATCCTCTTGAGTGATCATTCCTGTAAAAGTTGCACACTCTATTGAAACTGGATTTGTTATAGGTCCGAATAAAAAAGCTACAACAGGACCGTTTGTTCCTTTTGCTCCTAAATGCAGATGGGCAACTACTACATTCTCTATATCGAATAACTCCAACTTAAATTTTAAACTAAGCTCGTCCCGGCTCAATTTAAAGAAAGCTTGTCCTCGAGCATCTGTTTCGACTGGTGGAACTTCATTTCTGCCACGTAACTTTGCGAAAAACATATTTATCACTCCTATGCTTTTTATTTACTCCTAATATATTCATATCCTTCTTAAATGGTGACAAAATAAAAAGCAGCTGCTAGGCTACCGTAATTGTTCAACTATCTCATTAAATAACTGTTGTCCTTTTTCTGGATATCTTTCTAATCCACCATCAGCAAAGTATTCACCTTCGTCACTTATCATCGCAATCAATACTTCTCCTTTTTCCCAAACCTGCAAAGAGAATGCATGATTCAAATTCTTTTAACACTTCTTCTCTGTCTGCGGTAGCTAAGCATGGTCCCACATCATAACTGTATAGACCAGCACGAAATCACCTCAAAAGAATCTTATTTTTAAAAATTCATAACAAAATTTGATGTATGCATGGGAAATGAATAGATATTCAAATTGACTACCGATAAGGTTACTTATGTAAACAAGACTTTCGGGAAATATGCCGTCATATCAACGTTTGTGGCAATTTCATGAACTTCCACTTACAACATGTTTTATACATCGTTGATTTTACGCTGTTATTCCCCTAAAACCTCCGCTTTCCCTTGTATAAACTTCACTTAGTTAACTATCTCTATTTTTATCGAAATTTACGTAACAAAATATATGATGTGTTACATTAGATGGTTTTTAAATCACCTTTACAATATTTGGTTTGTGTTGAGTTTGTTTTGTTAGAACAAGGTAAATCTATCAATTCTATTAAATCCATCAATTTAACTATTACATATTAATATTCAACTCATATACTGTAGTAGTTTACTAGAAGGGAGGCGTAACCATGGAAAGTTGCGTTGTGTTTGTAAATGGCCAACCTTTTTTAGTTCTTACAGTAGCTGGTATCGAGATTGCTAGATTAGAGATTTCTCTTCAAGTAGCATTAGCTCTAAGAGTGCTTGGAATACCGATTTGTGATTAATTAGCATATCAAAAGAAAAAGAGGGATTCAGCCCTCTTTTTTTATTTTTCTTATCTTTCATTTGCACCAATTTGATTCATCATTGACCCATTAACGTTTAGGGCATTTACAACCATCACGTATCGTATGAGAGCCTCTTCAAATCCACAACTTCTATTCAAGCACCATTTCTTTAATGGTATTTTCAAAGTACAATCTCCTCCAAAATAAAAAGAACCTGAATGGATGCTCTGATATCAATTATTTATTTGTACTTTAATTACGGTAAATGAAGTTTTACCCTTCTTCCAATCACCTAATGTTGCTGCAACAATCTTTTTATGCATTATTAAGTAACTGAAAGAAGAGCAAAAGCTCTCCTTAATAACGGTATCATTCAATCACTACCATCTGCTGGTTTCGGATTTTATGCGCCGTCATTACGAACCGTTTAGAATTTTAGAAAAAACATAGTGAGTAGTGTTTTCCGCCACCTCTCACAATACAAATATAACATGCTAATTCCAAAACAACCGGCACACTTACTGCCAAATAACGGTCACGATTCTGCCATTTATTTTAATTCGCTAATAACCTTTATTTTCCTAGATTACCTCACTGCAACAGCTACACTGAATAAATTGAACTTTCTTTCAATAACTATGCTTGATCGGATTGTAGAACATGTAATGGAGGCGGAATAATCCAACCTTTTTTCTTATTCAGACGAAGTAATATAGCTCCAGCTTGTGCTTTTTTCATATGAAATTGACCAAACATCATTCCAACATCTTCTCGAAGAGATTGTCCCATAGCTTGACTACATGCTACTAAGCCAGCAGCAAGATCCATAGAAACTTTAGCTGCAATTTCTGCATCATTAATACGAGCACCAGGAGGAATCGTTTCAATAGATGCGACTGGTCTTTCTGGAGGTGCTGGTGGTAATGCAACACCATTCAATTTCAAGATATTTTTTAATTCTTCAACTTCTGATTGGATATCATTCTCTACAAGGTTCTCTAAAAATTTCTTTAAATCCTCGTCCCCTGTATGGTTAATAAGAACTTGATATCCAGCAATCGCGCCTTGTGCCGCTGCAAGATAACTCCAAATTCCAAAGACTTCTCCGTAATGCATTGGTTCATTTTGTGGATTTCCACTTAAAATACCCATAAAAATATTCCTCCTTAAAGAAATTAGACTTTTAACAACAATGCTTACTATAGAAAAAATTTTCCCAACCATGTTCTTGATTAAAGAAAATAAGTTCTTATTACTCAT